TTCACGCCAGGTTGGAGATGTACGACAGGCCGTGGCGGCCATTGAGGCCAGAACGGAGGCAAGATGAGCCTGGAACGGATTCAAATGAAGCAGCGACGAGGGAAGATCCTGAAGGCCCTGGAGGTCGCCTATCCGCACGACCTCACGGCCGTCGTCATTCTGTCGTGCCTCCAGGAGCGTCACATTCAGGCGACCGGCACAACCGTCGAACGGGACCTGCACTACCTGGCCGACAAGGGGTATCTGACCTTGCTCGAAGTGGAAGACGAGGGAGAAAAGGTCCTGATGGCTCGCCTGTCACCCAAGGGCAAGGACCTGCTGGATGGTACGATTCCGGCCGACCCGGGCGTGGAGGTGTAATGGCCGTTCGCCGCAAGCACTACAAGGTGCAGGCACTGCCGGACGAGCTGACGTCGGTCGTGGACCGGATGATCTCGGACGGGGCGACCTATCGCGAGATCGCCGACATCCTGGAGGCTCACGGCCACCAGGTGGGCAAGAGCTCGGTGGCCCGGTACGGAAAGGACTTCCTGGGGCAGATCGAGAAGCTGAAGGTGGTAACCGGCCAGGTGAAGGCCATCCTGGCGGACACAGAGGGCCTCGATGTCAACGCCGAGGAGGCTGCGTCGCGGGTGGCTGTAGCGCGGATCGTGGAGTACATGATGACGGCCAGCGACCTGTCGACAGAGAAGTTCTCGTCGGTGGTGCATGCGCTCGCCAGGCTACAGACCGCAAACGTCAGCCGAGAGAAGATGAGGGTCATGTCAGATGGCGCTCGCCGAGCCGCCGCCGCTGCCCTGAAGGGTGAGCTGAGAGCGGAACTGAAAGAACACCCCGAGCTGCTGGCTCGGATGGTCGCAATGATCGAAAAGAAGCTGGAGTCCGATGAGTCTGGTCAGTGAACTGGTCGGCCCGACGGTTGACCAAAACAAAGGGTTCAAGCAGTTCCTGCTGTCCGAGATCGGCACAGACAGAGGACCCTACACGTTCCAGGACCGCATCAGCATCGAGAAGATGGTGGACATCATCGCTCCACTACTCGAGCGTCGAGTGCCGGACGCTGAGGTCGTGATTGTGAAGGGCGCCCAGACGGGCGTGTCGACACTGGCGGTGGGGCTCGGGGCCTTCGTGCCGGCGCAGCTCCAGCGCAATTTGGGTTACTATCTGCCCACACAGGAGTTCGCCGACCGGTTCGGTGCGACTCGGTTTTCGGCGGCCGTTCGTCGCAGTCCGCTGCTGTCCGACATGATGCGCAACGCCAAGGTGCGAGGCATCGACCAGAAGGGCCTGAAGCAATTCGGAGAGCACTACCTCTACACGCTCGGCCTGGAAAGTATCATCTCGGCCATCTCCATTCCTCTGGACGCCATGCTCTATGACGAGGTGGATATCATCCCGAAGGAGAACATGGAGTGGTCCGACGACCGTATTGCCGCATCGGACTGGCGATTCCGGATGTACTTCTGTGTGCCCATGTTCCCGGGTGCCGGCATTGACGGCCTCTATCGAGAAACCTCCCAGAGAAGGTGGTTTGTGCGCTGCGAGGCGTGCAACCGTTGGCAAGAGCTCGAAGAGAGCTTCCCTGCTAATGTGGTCCTCAAGGACGGCCACTATGTCATGGTGTGCGGCAGATGCGGCAGCGAGCTGGATCGTGGCTGCGGAGACTGGGTCGCGGCGCGGACGGACGCCCGCTCCGAAGGGTTCCGCTTGTCTCAGCTCGCTGTCCCCGCCGTGTCCATGGACTACATCATGCGCCGGTGGGAAAAGGCCAAGGACAGCAAGTCGAAGCTGGCGAAGTTCCGGTGCTCTGCGCTGGCCATTCCTGATGCCGGCGACATGCAGCCCATCACAGACGAAGTGCTTCGCAGCGCTTCTGGTGACTATGATATCGAGTTCGGTTCGATGAACGGTCCGAGGTTTGCCGGAGTAGATACTGGAGACGAAGTACACTTCGCCTGTCACGAGCTCCTGCCCGACGGCCGCAAGCGGTTCATCTACTTTGAAGAGATGGACTCGGATACGTGCGTCGAGCGCATCAATCGGCTCTGGGGGCTCCTGAAGCTTTCCGGCCTGGTGTGTGACAGCAAGCCGCAGCGGTCCGTGGCGAGAGGGATTGCGGACGCTCATCCGGGCATGGTGTGGCTGCAGGACTTCGCCGATGGCGAGCTGCGGGAGAAGGCAAGTGAACACCACGGCCGAGAGTATGTGCGAGTCCTGGTAGACCGAGAAGAATCCCTGGACGACCTGGCCGACCTGTTTCTTGCCGAGCCTTCTCGCATCCTGCTTCCGGGGCTGCACTCAGAGAGTAAGCCGGTGCTGGCAGCGGTGCACAGCCACCTGAAGGCTCTGCAGAAGGAGCGCATCCAGGACGCCAAGGGTAACACCGTCAACAAGTATAAGCGCGCCGTGGCCAACCACTTTGCCATGGCCATGAACTCCTCTATCACGTGCGAGCACCTGGCCCTGGGCCGTCGACGCGACGACGGGCCGGTGGAATATCAGAGCGTCTCTCAGCGGCGATTCGCTTCCAGAGGGGGGTTCTAATGGGCGTTCGGCAGTGGTTCAAAGACCGGTTCGGCCGTGACGAGGACGCAAGGCCCGCAAAGCCAGACGACCGGGTCTACGGTGCTGAGGCCATCCGGAATGACCTCTCGGCCCACGTCAGTGCAGGGCTCACCCCGCAGAAGCTGGCAGCCATCTTCAAGGAAGCAGACGAAGGAAACGTGGTTCGCCAGGCCGAACTGTTCGAGGAGATGGAGGAGAAGGACACTCATTTGAGCAGCATCCTCGGCACGCGCAAGCAAGCCGTGCTGTCGGAGGGCTGGACGCTGGATGCGGCATCGCAGGATCCCAAGGATGTGAAGATCGCCGAGCAGGTCGGTGAGTGGCTCGGCCAGTGCGAGAACATGGGCGAGATTCTGTCTGACCTGCTGGATGCTATCGCCAAGGGATTCTCGGTGGTCGAGCTGCACTGGACCATCCAAGACAACAAGGCCCTGGTGCGACGAGGGGAATGGCTGCACCAGAAGTACTTCCAGTTCAACCAGGACCGACACCTCTTGCTGACAGATCCCGAAGGCAAGGGCCAGCAGCTCGTGCCGGCGAAGTTTGCGATTCATCGCTACCAGGCGAAGTCCGGACATCCGGCCCGGGGTGGCCTGAGTCGAGTCTGTGGGTGGTCGTACCTGTTCAAGAACTACTCCCTGAAGGACTGGGTCGTATTTGCCGAGGTCTTCGGGATGCCGCTGCGCCTCGGGAAGTACGACCCGGCGGCAAGCAAGGAAGACAAGGAAGCCCTGAAGGTGGCCGTCCAGATGCTGGGGTCGGATGCGGCCGGAGTCATCTCGAAGAGCACCGAGATTGACTTCGTACAACACAAAGGCACAGGCGGAGCGGACATCTATCAGAAGCTGCACGACACCATGTGTCGGGAGCAGTCGAAGGCCATCCTCGGTCAGACGCTGACCACGGACACGTCTGGAGCGACCGGCACCTACAGTGCAGCGAAAGTGCACAACCAGGTGCGCCAGGATCTGCAGCGGGCCGATGCTGCAGCGCTCGCCGATACGGTCCGCCGAGATATCCTGATGCCGCTGGTCGGATTCAATCTTGGGTGGGACCAGGTGGACCGCACGCCGAGGTTTGTGGTGCTCCTCGATGAGGACGAGAACCTCGAGGCTGAGGCAAAGATCCTCGGGCGCCTGGTAAAGGAAGTGGGGGTGCGTGCTCCGCAGACATGGGTGCACGAGCGGTTCCGGATCCCACAGCCCAAGGACGGAGAAGCAGTCTACGGTCCAGCCGCACAGGGAGCGGTGGCGATGTCTCGACAGTTGTTCGCTGCGGCAGGGTCCTCTGATCTGTTGCGGTCGTGCGAGGAGATGAATCTGGCCAGTGCGACCCCCGAGGCTGTGGCCATCATGGAGTCGGCGGTCCGACTAATTGAGCAATCGACCAGCTACGAGGAAGCATTCCAGGCGCTGGCGACGATGTATGCCAACACCAAGCCGGAGCTGATCGAGGAGTACCTCGGTCGCGCCGAGCTGGCGGCGCAGTGCTACGGGCGATGGAGGGTTCATAGTGGCGATTGAGGTCACAGCCATGGACCTCCCTATGGAGGAAGCTGTCAAGTACTGGCAGGGCCGGATCCCGATGTCCGAGGGGGAGTTTGACTCTCTCTCCGATATGGCCCGCACAAAGGCATTCTTCATGGCCGGACTGGCGCACGAGTCTATGATCCGAGAGGTCTACGAGAAGATGGGGAAGGCCCTCACCGAGGGCAAGTCGTTCCAGGCGTTCAAAAAGGACATGGCCGACATCGCAGACAAATCGGGCTGGGGATCCAAGGAGCGCAACTACCGCCTGCGCACTGCCTTCAATACCAACATCCTTCAGGCGTACTCGGTCGGCCGGTATGCGCAGATGACCAATGACATGGTACGGGCCGCTCGTCCCTATTGGCAGTACGATGCCGTAGATGACGGCCGCACCCGACCCGCCCATCGGGCGCTGGACCAGAAGGTGTATCGGTCCGATGATGCCGTCTGGGATACCATCTATCCGCCGAACGGATTCAACTGTCGGTGCCTGGTGCGGGCGTTGTCAGACTCTGACGTCGCCAGGCGGGGGCTCACCGTCGAATCTGGCAGCGGCGTCGTGGGGTCCATCGGGGAGGTAGATGGTCGACCTGTCGCCATTGTCCCAGATCCGGGCTGGGCTCACAACCCCGGGAAGGTACAGTGGGGAGATCCACTAGAGAGGAAGCTCATTCGGGAGATGTCCGACTTTCGCACAGAAAGCATGACCAGGGCAACTGACGGTCTTGCGACACTGCCGGACCCAGTCGAGACGATGTTACAGCCCAGCGGGGACGTAAAGTCAGAATGGGACCGCGTTATGCAGTCTCTGGGCGGTGGTATCGTTGTTGATCCAATGGGGCGTCCGGTGCGGTTGTCGCAGGGTCTGTATGACTACGTGTTCGGCGACAGGAAGGCACAACAGGGACGCCCGCTCGATCCTGGTCGTCATCGATTTGTTCGCGGAATTGTTCCCTGTATCGAGCGCCCGGACGAAATCCGGATGAGCGCCGAAATGTACACGGACGGGCGTGTTGTGCTACGCAAGTCTTACATCAAGAGATTCAAGGATGGAGACGCTGGAGGTGTGAAGAATGTCCTTTTTGTTGCCGAAGCGCAGAGCGGCCAGTGGGTTGGATACAATCATATGCCAATCAAGAAGGCTGCATCAGTGCGGCGGCGAGGCGTGTTGCTCTATACGGCGAGGTAATCCGAAACGCCCCCCGGCGACGTCCGGAACGGATAGCAGGAATTGCCGAGGACACCTACCACCCTCGGCTATAGATTGAGGTGGACGAATGAAGAAGTCAAGAGACTTGTTGTTTCTGTCCATGGAGATTGCGGACGGAGACGTTCCGTCGTCCATCCAGATTCTTCCGTTTGGCACCGTGACTCCAGCCGACGGCCGCCCGGCGTTCAATGTCACCACGGAGGCGATGTCGGTCATCCTGGATGGGTGGGCTCGGCGAAAGGTGGACGTGGTGGTGGACTACGACCACGCATCGGCAGCACCCATCTACGGCATGACCAATCGGGCGGCCGGGTGGGTGAATGGACTTGAAGCGAGAGAGGATGGCCTGTGGGCTCTGGTGTCCTGGACGCCCCGTGCGGCTCAGTCCATCCGAGACAAGGAATATCGATATCTGTCGCCCGCGCTGATGATGCGCCGGGTGGCAGGGAGACCGGAGCCCGTTGCGTTACACAGCGTGGCATTAACCAACACCCCGGCCATTCAGGATCTGCGTCCTGTGTCGTTCGGGGCCGAACCGCAGGAGGGAGAAGAGATGGATTTGATGCAGGAACTGAAGGCGCTCCTCAAGACCGAGGACGAGGCTGAAGTGCGCAGGGTGGTCCTGTCGGCCATCGCATCGCAGAGCAAGCCGAATCCGGAGATCGTGCAGTTGCTGGGCTTGTCGGCCGATGCCGACGTGACGGCGGCGACCCGCAAGATCCGGGAGATGCAGAACACGGGCGGCCACGTGAGCCTGCCCGAGTTCATGGCCCTGAAGGAGAAGCTGGAGCGCAGGGAAGCGGAAGACATGGTGCAGGTGGCACTGTCCTCCGGCAAGGTCTCGCCGGCCCAGCGCGAGTGGGCACTGAAGTATGCCACGGACGATCCCCAGGGATTCTCGTCGTACCTGGCCACGCAGCCGCCGGTGGTGCCGCTGAGTGCGTCGGGAGCTGGCGGGTCCGGGGGTGACACCAGTGTCACCAATGAACAACGGCAGGTCAACGCGATGCTCGGCATCGAGGAGGTGGCTTCATGAGCCTGACGAGGGACAGAGATTCGGAACGAAGAGATGGGATGGTGGTGGATGTCCCGCTCAAAGCGGGGGCGCACGTCTTCGCTGGCGGGATCGTTTGCCGGAATGCCGGATATGGCGTGCCGGGCGCCGACACGGCCGGCCTGGTGTTTGCTGGCATTGCCACCAAGGAAGTGGACAACTCCGATGGACAGAACGGAACGCTGTATGTGGTGGCCGCTCGCAAGGGCGCGTTCCTGCTGAAGCACAGCGGCCTGTCCATTGCCAACGAGGGGGCTCCGGTCTTCGCATCGGACGACGAGACCGTGGTGGCCAGCTCGACCAACGGGGTGTGTGTCGGTCGGATGATGAAGTACGTCTCGGCCTCGGAGTGTTGGGTGGACGTCGGCCAGTCGGACTACGAAGTGCCGACGGTGCTCCATGCCGTCGCCACCAGTGGGGACTACGACGACCTGGACAACACGCCGGTGATTCCGGTGCTTCCCGAGCTCCATGCCGTCGCCACCAGTGGGGACTACGACGACCTGGACAACACGCCGGCAATCCCGACGGTTCCCGAGGCCGCCAACGTGGCGCTCATCGCCGTACCGGGGTCTGCGACGGCAGAGGATTGTGCGGGAAAGATCAACGACGTCATCACGGCCCTGGTGAATGCCGGCCTGATGGCTGCTGCTGTGTAGGAGGGTATCATGATCATCAATATGGCAGTCCTGGCTGCGCTGCTCATCGGGTTCTCGACGATCTTTCAGAAGGGCCGGAAGGCGTCGGTGGAGTGGTGGTCGAAGATCGCCACCGAAGTGAAGTCCACCAAGAGCGAAGAGGGCTACAAGTGGCTCGGGAAGTTCCCCAAGATGCGCGAGTGGGTCGGAGAGAAGGTCTTCCAGAATCTCTCGGCCTTCGAGTACTCCATCAAAAACAAGGATTGGGAGGCGTCCGTCGAGGTGGACCGTAATGACATCGAGGACGACTCCATCGGACTGTATGCGCCGGTATTCCAGGCGATGGGCCAGGAGTCGGTCGAGCACTACAATGAGCTGGTGCGGGACCTGCTGGTGAACGGCTTCGCGGCGACCTGCTACGACGGTCAGCCATTCTTCGATACCGACCATCCTGTCGGCAAGACGACGGTCTCGAACGCCAGCGAGCTGGAGTTTGGCCTGGAGTCCTACATGGATGCCCGTGGGGCCATGCTGGAGTTTGCCGACGAAAACGGTCGCCCACTGAACATTACCCCGAACTTGCTGGTGGTGGGAACGGCCAACGAGGGACATGCCAAATACCTCATGATGTCGGACCGTCTCCTCGAGACCGGCGCCGCCAACCCCGCCAAGGGAACAGCCGAACTGATGGTTCTCCCAGGGCTTGGGACGAAGTGGTACCTGCTGGATACCACCAAGGGCGTAAAGCCGCTCGTGGTACAGATCCGCAAGCGTGGCGACAAGCTCATTTCGGTGACGGGCGAAACCGAAGGTCCGGTCTTCAATCGCCGCACATACCAGTACTCCGTCGAGAGCCGAGACAATGCCGGCTATGCGCTGTGGCAACTGGCGTTTGGGTCCACCGGAACCCAGAGCGGAGGAGAATAGGGTAACGAGTAGGCCAATTCCCCAGGGGCACAGCAACGCCTGCTGTGCCCCTGGGAGGGTCGAGGATGTCAGGGAAGGGGCATTGGGCGGTTTTGAAAGTGTTTTGAAACGATTTGAAAGGGGGTATCGATGAACTCACAGGCGAAGTCAGAGGCAACGGTCACCATTCGGGCACTGAAGAAGACCGGGTTCTGGCGGTGCGGGATGTTTCATCCGTCCGCCCCGGTGACCCATCCGGCCAGTCGATTCACGGTGCATCAACTGGGGCGACTGAAGGCCGAATGTAACCTGGAAGTGACCATCTTGGCGCCGAAGCCGGCGGCCGCTCTGGAGCCGGTCGTTGAGGTGGTGGACCTGTACGTCCCCGCTGAGGTGGTCCCCGTTCACGTCGAGGTGCCGGTCGCGCTCGCTCCGGCGCAGACCGAGGAGATCCCCGAGCTCGCCCCGGTCCAGGTGGAAGAGGTTAAGGCGGCCAAAGTGGCGGCCCCGAAACCCAAGAGAGCACGGAAGAGCCGGAAGGAGAAGAAGTAATGTACCTCTCGGCAGCGCAACTGGTGGATCGAATCGGTGTGGACCTGGTGGCCCGACTGGCACCGTCTGAGGATACCGACTTCGACCAGGGGCGCATCGAGCGTGCCATCGCCGAAGCAAGCGCCGAGGTCGACAGTTACGCCATGCAGCGATACCCGACCCCGCTCAATCCGGTGCCGGAGATGTTGGGACAGGTCGTCGTTGACCTGGCGATGTGGCGGCTGTTCCTCTGGCACGGGTATGACCCGGAGCGGGATGTCGAGGTGAAGCTGGCGGCGGATGCAGCGCGAAAGTGGCTGCACGACCTGGCTGGTGGACGGGTGTCCATTGGTGTATCGGCACCAGCAAAGGATCTCGGAGCTGAGATTGAGTCTCAGGGTCGGCGGTTTAGCCGCACCACCATGGGGGGCTTCTGATGAGCGGCGTGACCCTCTCCGGAGACTGGGGAAAGCTCAATGGCGCGCTGCAGACACTGGGGAAGCCTCGGTTCGCGAGGATCCACGCGCGGATCGCAGAGACACTACTGGACGAGTCGATGCAGGCGTTTCGAGATTCATCGAGTCCCACGGGAGAGAAGTGGGATTCGCTGTCCGATGCGACGCTGGCCGGACCCCGAGGAGCCAAGGGCAAGCCCAAGATCCTGGAAGACCATCGGATCCTCAAGAAGTCCATCAACACTCGGCATGACGTGGACGCTGCTCAAGTGGGCACCAATGTGGAGTACGCCCGGATCCATCAGGAAGGTGGCGAGGCTGGCCGGAAGTCGGCTCGGGTGAAGATTCCTGCTCGACCCTTCCTTGGCGTGAACCAGGTGGTCGAGGATGAGATCCAGAAGATCATCGCAGAGGAGTTGTCGGCATGACTCTCTCCTACGCCATAGAACACCTCCGTGAGACTGCGCTCGATGCAGGAATGGAGCGATGGTTTGAGGACGAGGGAGAAGCCTCCAAGCACGCCGTCCTGCCGAGGTGTGTGGTGGTGGCCGTGGCGGAAGACCTGGAGTGGCAAGGGTCAGTGGTGAGTCGACGGCGACTCGATAAGAATACGGCGACCCGCCGTCGCTTGTATGGGCGCAGTGTCGG